TATATAATCTAACTAAATCAGATGAACCTTATATACATTGGCCAAATAGAAAGCCAATAATTAAAGCACAAATAGAAAAAATACTTAAACTAACAAGGGGTTAATATGAGTGTAAAACAAACAATTAAATATCAACACAAAGAATTAAAAACTAAAGTGAATGAAGTTGAAGAACAGAGAAACAATGATAGAGGTATACATAGTTGGTATGATTTAAGAGAACTTAAAAAACTTAAACTAAAAACAAAGGATAAATTAAATGAAATTAAGCAAAAGCTTCAGTCTTAACGAATTAACAAAATCACAAACTGCTGAACGAGAGGGTATTAATAATAATCCTGGCGAAACTCAAATAGAGGCACTACAAAAATTGTGTGAAAATATACTACAACCAGTCCGAGATCACTATGGTATGCCTGTGGTAGTTTCAAGTGGTTTTAGATCAGCACAATTATGTCTTAAAATTGGGTCATCTATTAACTCACAGCACACCGCTGGTCAAGCGGCTGACTTTGAAATCTTTGGTATCAGTAATCAAGAGCTTGCTCATTACATTGATAAGAACTTAGATTATGACCAATTGATATTGGAGTTTTGGAATCCTGAAGATAAAAACAGCGGTTGGATTCATTGTTCTTATAAGAATCCAGAAGAAAATCGTAAAGAGTTTTTACGAGCATATAGAGATACAAATGGTAAAACAAAATATGAAAAGTATTCATATGTTAAACATGCAGGGGAAAACCCAACACAAGGCGAATTAACAGATATGTATTCTGATAAAGGTGTTTAAGACTTGACATCTTCACATATTTGTGATATATTATATAGATTATGGCAAAACAATTTAATTTTATTGATTTAGACAAATCAAAACTACCTGTAACAGTAGGAAAGAAAATAGACGGATTTAGGTTTTACGAAATAGATGGTAAAGCCTATCCGTCAGTTACTACAGTTTTAGGAATTCAAAAGAAACAAGACTTACAACAATGGCGAGATAAGATTGGCGAGAAAGTTGCTGATTGGGAAATGGGTAGAGCTGCACGTAGAGGTAAAGCAACTCACACGTTAGTAGAACAGTATATTAAAGGTGAAACTCCAAGTGAGCGAGGTGTATTACCACTTGGTTTGTTTAGATTGTTAAAACCATATGTTGATCAAATAGACAACGTACACTTATTAGAAACAATTATGTATAGTCCAAAGTTAACAATCGCTGGTCAAGTTGATTGTGTTGCTGAATACAATGGTAAACTATCTGTTATAGATTTTAAGACTGCTAATTCAGAAAGAAAAGAAAACTGGATTGAAAACTATTTTATGCAATGTTCTGCTTATGCACAAATGTATGAAGAACTATTTGAAAAAGAAGTTTCACAAGTAGTAGTATTACTTGCAGCAGAAGACGGTTCTGTCACATCTTATATAAAAGAAAAAAAAGATTATATGCCAAAACTGGTAGAATCAATAGATAGTTTTTATAAATATTACGAAGAATTAAATAAAGATAAAGTCAAAAGTATCGAATAATAAAAAAACGGTGATTTAGAGTACCTACTTGCGACCTCACAGCTAAAGGGAAAATGAAAAAATTAATTACACTACTAGCAATACTTTTTTCTACAACAGCAATTGCTAAAGAAATAGAAGATTATAATTTTTATGTCACACAGATACCAGTTATTTGTGGAACAAATGAATTAGTAAATGAATTTTTAACTAATGAGGGTTTAAACGCCAAGTCATTAAGTTTAGGTAAAGAGGGTGGCGATGAAAATGGGTTACCAGTATTTTTAATAACTCAATACGAGAATTTAGAAAAATCTAAATCAGCTGCTACTGTACAAGTACCCAATAGTGATGAAGTGTGTATTTTATATTACACCTTTGATCTGATGGACGCACCTAAAGGAAAAGGAATTTAACGTTGACGACTAGTCAATAACTGGAGAAGACGAGGGGTCAAACCCTCCACCTCCACCACTCTAAACATATTGAGATATGCTTTGAGGGGGTGAGCGGATCGATTCACAGGTAAACCTAGTTTGAGTTAAATCGCTGATAACGTACTGTCAAAAACATAAATGCTAACGAAAGTTACGCTTTAGCGGCATAGGCCGTTGGGGTTTGCCTGTACCTTGCAACAGAAACAGGCACTTGACAAATACTGAAAAGTATGATATATTATAAATAATAATGCTATACACACAAACACAAACAAAGGAGTAAATTATGGCAACAACATCAAAAAACGCTTATGAAATAAGAAGCGATCTATTAGGACTTGCTAAGCAATTAGTAGAGTTTAATTACAACATACAAGTTAACAACTATGAGTTTTCATCTAAAAAAGATGGTGACGAAGTTGTAACAACTTTTAAAGCACCAACAGTATCTGCAGAAGATATTATTGAAACTGCTAAAAAGTTCAATGACTTTGTAACAAACGGTGAATCGTTTGCTCAATTCAAAGAAGTTGGACAAAAAGTTTATGAGGAAAGTTTAAAAAACTCTCAACCTTTTGCAGACGCTTATCAAAATACAGTAAAAGCATTCTTTCCGAATTTAAAGAACGGAAAGTAATATGACACCATACAATATTTGTGAAAACAAATGGGTAAGTAATACCAAAAAGCGAGTTGAACAACATTATAATAAAAATCAAACTTTGTATATATTTTTTATAGGTTTGTCTTTCATCATAACGTTTGTTTTAGCTATCTTGGTTTCATTTAGAAGCTTTTATTAAATATAAACAATGGCCACATCAAGTGGCCATTGACAACCCACCTAAATTGTGATATAATATATACATTATGAACTCAAAAGAATTTTCGCTTAAAATAGAATCAATCGTAAAAGAAAAACACACCACATACATGGAGGCTGTTATATTATATTGTGAACAAAATGAAATTGATGTAGGTTCAGTTTCTTCATTAATTAGTAAAAACTTAAAAGAAAAAATAAAAATGGAAGCAGTAGATTTGCGTATGTTAAAGATACCTAAATGCGGTCAATTGCCTATTTAAATTATGTATGGCGGGTTTGACGTATATAAAATATACTTGGGTGTTAAATTACATTTTACCACAAAATCCTACGACTATATAAAGTATGGTGGGAAAGTTAATGCAACACTTGATAGTTTTACAAAAAGAGCAGATAGATACTTTTTTCATAAGTTAAGTGTAAAATATGGACAAGATGATATATTGGATTTCTTTGTTGCCAACTTTCTTGCAGACAGTAAAAAATGGATTGGTAACTTATTACAAAATGATGGAAAAGAAGTTTATACAGATTATAAAAAACGTAAAGAGTCATTTATCTACTTTTTTAAAAATGATTGCGTTTGTATTAATGCTGATTTTCTTCGCAACAATGTTCTTTTTGATAATGGTTTTAATTCTGCTGATGGACAGCATCCAAGATTTCTACGATTGCTTCTTCAAAAAAAAATATCCTATCAAACGGCAGTTGTATTTGAGCACTTCTTGTCGTATGTGCAAAATTATAATAAAGAAATTAAAGAAAGGGTTGTATGGCCTGAAGTCGCATCTAAGATTACCAAAGTAAAACCTTTTATTAATTTTAATGCAACGGAGTGTAAACTAATTATGAAAGAGATATTTGTCAATGGCAACTAAAGTATTTTGTATTGGTAACGGCGAAAGTCGTCAAAGTTTTGATTTACAAAAATTAAAGTCACTTGGTAAGATATATGGTTGTAATGCTTTGTATAGAGATTTCACACCAGATGTACTTGTTGCTGTAGATAATGGTATTATGCATGAGATATATCAAAGTGGATATTGTCAAAATAATGAAACTTGGTTAAGAAACTGGACAAAATTACCTAGAGCTATGTTTGAACAAACAGTCTTTGGTAATGTAAGTGAACAAGAAGTAAATGACTTTGAAAAATATGATGTATTAAAACAAAACAAAAAACAAAAAGAATTTGCATCAGAGTTTGTATTTCATGGTAGTAGTTTAAATGGAATTGTTGGAGTATTGCGAAAAGGTAAAGATAAAGAACCTGAAGTTGTAAAAAAAGAAGTTAATCATAAAAGTGCTTTTGTAAGTTGGGTATATCAAAATGATAAATCACATAGTTTAGATGATTTAATTCCTGGAGAAAGAGATAGAGGTTATGCTGCTGGAGCAACTTCTGGTCGTATTGCATTAGTACAAAATAAAGATGTTAACGAAGTCTATCTAATCGGACACGATTTAGATAGTAATACTCATCAAATCAATAATATGTATAAAGGTACAATATATTATGGGTTAACTGAAAGTAAACCAATACCATCTATTAATTGGAAAACACAATGGAAAACACTTTTTTTAGAGCATCCTAAAGTGCAGTTTTTTAAAGTAAATCCATTAGGTCAAAAGGGACAAGATAATGTAAGTAAACCTATTGACGAATGGCGAGATGTAAAAAATTTAAAATACATTGACTTTCAAACGACACTTGACAATTTACATATAAAGTGATATATTAGAGTATAATGTTTAATAATATTATATACAAATTATGCGACAAGGTAATTACTATCTGTGAATCTATTAAAT